CCTGATGTAATTAAGGATAGCATTGGGGATTGCTTTGTGGTGATGGTGATTTTGGCAAAACAAAATCATATTGATAGCGTTTTAGAAAAAATTAGTGATCTAGATTCATCCTTCGAAAAAATTAGTGATCTAGATTCATCCTTCGAAAAAATTAGTGATCTAGATTCATCCTTCGAAAAAATTAGTGATCTAAATTCATTCAAACATGTTTTTGAATTAGGCGTTGAAGAAATTATCGTAGAAACAGTCGTTAGTCTTGGTATGCTCGGTATGCTCGCAAGTGAATTAATGGGTCAAAACCTAGAAATGCCGACAAAAGTTGATGCTATATTTGGATGGCCTTACTTATCACTTAAATTAATTAGCAGAAAATATAATTTAATGCTAACAGATTGCGTGCAAGCAGCTTGGGATGAAATCAAAGACCGCAAAGGGCGTATGATTGATGGTGTATTTGTTAAAGAATCAGACTTATAAGGCGGAAATGATGACTAAATCCAATACCAAAAAATCAGATAAAGACTTATGGGCTACACCTTGGTGGGTTTTCCATTATGCAGAACAATATTTTAACATCAAATTTGATTTAGATGCGTGCGCTATGGAGCACAATACCAAAGTGAAAAACTTTATCAGTCCAGAACAAGACACGCTAACAGCAGATTGGCAAGGGCGTTACTGTTGGATGAATCCGCCTTATAGTAACCCTTTGCCGTTTGTGTTACGAGCCATTCAGCAAAGTGTGCTACATAACAAAACGGTGGTGATGTTGCTTAACGTGGACGGTTCTACAAAATGGTTCGATATGTGTGTGCGTAATGCAAAAGAAATCGTCTATATCACTAATTCACGTATCCCTTTCATCAACAACGAAACAGGCGAGGAAACTGATCAAAACAATAAACCGCAAATGTTGGTGCTATTTGAGCCAAAAGCACCTTACGGTAGTTTGAAATCGTCTTATGTGTCGTTGCATACGATGAAAGAATCAAATAATAAAAAATAACCCATATAACTCTAAAAAAACTTGAAAATTAAAAATAATAGGGTTATAATAACCCCATAAATTAATAAGTAAGAGGTAAAATGAATAGTGCAAAAATAATTAAACAAATTGAGGATGACGGTTGGTATCTTGTAAATGTTGTCGGTAGTCACCATCAATTCAAGCATCCAACAAAGAAAGGGCGAGTTACTGTTCCTCATCCCAAAAAGGATTTACCAATAAAAACGGTAAAAACAATATTAAAGCAAGCGGGGATTTAAAATCCCCCTTTATTGAAACTATTTTTGATTATTCAATTTTTTATAATAAGTAAGGAAAGATCATGTTATACCCAATCGGAATTGAAATGGGCGATGAAAATCACGCATACGGCGTGGTGGTGCCTGATGTACCAGGCTGTTTTTCAGCGGGTGATACATTAGAAGAAGCATTCATCAACGCAAAAGAGGCAATCGCTTTCCATATTGAAGGCATGTTAGAAGATGGAGAGGAAATCCCACAGCCAACATCATTACAAGAGCACGTTAAAAATCCAGAGTATGAAGGCTTTACATTTAGTTTTGTGGATGTAGATTTAACTCACTTAATGGGTAAAGCCGAAAAAATCAATGTAACACTGCCTAGCCTCTTAATTAAACGTATTGATAGCTTTGTGGCAACGCATCCTGAATATAAAAACAGAAGCAACTTTTTAGCGCAGGTGGCCACAAATAAGTTACTCGCAGCATAAAAATAAAAGCCGCTATTTCTAGCGGCTTTTATTCATCTAATATCTTTCTTAAATTGGCTTTTTCTTCTTCTGAAAGTTTTCCTAAAACTAGTTCAAGTAATTTATCTTTGGTTAATTTGCTACTTCGTGTTGTGTGACCAAATTCCATATTCATGACAAATCTGTGACCGCACAGGGGGTTTTTACACGCACAATAATATCTTGTAAATTCACTGTGTATTCGTTCAGATCTTTCGATAACGGATTTTGAATTGCAAACAGTGCAGTAAATATCTGTTGTTCTTGCCATTTTCCCCAAAGCCATCACAAAAAATAACTGCAATTAATTATATCAATGAATGGCTTTTTGTACAGGATAAAACAAAGATTTATTTTGCAAAATTTTGTTCACGGAACTTGATTTTTAATAAGTTTTTGATTTCTGGATCTTGATTTATTGTTTCTGCAATAATCTCTTGTAATGGCATCACTTCATCATAGTGATACACTTCACGATATTTCAAGGGATCGCCAAGTCCGCCCGTATTTGTCGGAATAATCCCACTTAAACCTGCAGGGAAACGATGTGCGGTTAAAACATCTTGAGCCGAAATATTTTTAATGTTGGCAAATTCATCTTTTGTCCCTGTATCGCCAATCGGAATCACTTTTAACCCGTCAGGATGACCGCCCGCAATATTCACAAACATAGAGCGGAAATTTCCCACGCCTTTAGATTCGCTGATCTTTCTTGCGATCTCTTCTTCCATTTCTTCGGTCAAGTCGGGATCAGTGGAGTACAAAATAAAGCCCATGTGCGCCCCATTGCTAAAATAGCGACGGCGAAATACTGTCGCATCAGAATTTAGCAATGCCGATTGAATACCGCCTACATAATCGGGCGATCCGTAAACTTGTTGCATAGGGTCGTAAAGTTTAATGAAGATAATATCTTTCGCATCATAACGATAGATTTCTTGTGCGGTATCATAAAGCGATTTTTTCATCAAATAGGAATAGCCGCCATCTTTGCGTACGCGCAAATAAAGGCTGGAAAGTGGAACTAAACGCACCACTTGCCCAAAACCATTACGCACTTTTAGTAAGCCAACATCCCCAAACTGAATTAAATTTAAACATAGTGCGCGCATTTCCATTTTAGACAAGGCTTTACCACCCTCATAGGTTGCACTTACCATATTCGCACGGCTATGTAATATGCCACCGTGTTGGGCGTTTTGATGGGGTAATTTGGCTAGTGCATGGCGATTTACTGGTGGTAAATAGCAATTGTAATTTTCATCAAAGCCTATGCCGACATAATCCAATGCGGGCGAGGCTGTGATCTCACTCAAGGAAAAAGTGCGGTCATTAATTGGGGCAATAACAATCCCTTTTTTATTGTCTGTTTTTACATTAGTTTTCATTTAGTACGCTCCATCTGCGACGTTTGCGGGGTTTATCACTTAAGGATTTTTTATTAATGGCGTTACAAATGGCAAAGAATACATCAGCGTGCTGCGTTTTGACGGTGCGTTCTGCCGTAAATGTCATTGTATTGCCGCTTTTGGTTGATTGGTGCTTAATCATTAAAAAGCTCGGTACAATATCAAGTTCTTTTTCGCTCCACTCAATTTGCCCATGCTCAACCAAATCATGCACTTTCAGCACCATGCCTGTTTTACTTTCGGGGTTGTAAATAATGGCTGTGGCGGCACGGCGAGCAAACTCTTTCACTAATTCATAAACCCCATAGCCCACGCCCGTGGCATCAATGCCGATGTAGGTCATATTGTATTTTTCATAAAGGGCGCGAATTTGATTGGCTTGATAGACATAGGAAAGTCCATTCCATTGATAGCGTGCAAGCAGACGATATTTTTCACCAGGTAACGCAGGCGGGGCAATAATCACAAAGCTAGCCCCATCGCCACTGTGTGCGGGGTCGAATCCGCCCCAAACTTCACGATCACCAAAAGGGCGATCCGCTTTTGGGTTAAAGTCTTTCCATTTCGCAATATCTACGCCACATTTTAAAAGTTGATGAACGGTGAAAATTGAATCCGCATCATCAATCCAAACGCACATATAAAGCTGATTGAACGCATATTTGCTATAGCGTTGTTTCAGTTTCTCAATATTAAATAACGTATCTGCACCGCCTTTTAGGGCGTCTTCAATGGTTACGACATAACGCCACTGACCATCGGGGCAAAGTCGCCCACCGTCACGCAATTCTGCAAAGGTTGGGAATGGAATGTTTTTGCGTTTAGGGTCTCCATCTCGCCAGTTGTCGCCACTCCAAAAAGAATAGGATTCATGAAATTTGGAAGACGGCGTGCTGAAATAGGTTTCACGCCATTTTTCATGTGTTGCCATCGCAGATGCCACATCATTGAATCGCTGAAAGTCACGAATCCACGCATATTCATCACCGTACACATGACCACTATTCCCTTGAGAGGTATTTTTGTTAGTCGATAAAAAATGCAACTCTGCGCCATTGCTTAAAATAATCGGGTTGCCAGTCAGCTCAACACCAAAATATTCCCGTGCCATCTTCACAATGTAGTTTTTAAAGATTTCTGCTTGTCGCTTACTAGCTGATAAGAATATTTGATTGTCACCGCTGAAAATCGCATCTT